GTAATGTCACCTTGAAGCAAAGATCCTCCAGTGACGAAAAGAGCACCAGTAGTAGCACCTCCATTCAATACAGAAGCACCACTGACAGTAATGTCACCTTGAAGTAAAGATCCTCCAGTGACGAAAAGAGCACCAGTAGTAGCACCTCCATTCAATACAGAAGCACCACTGACAGTAATGTCACCTTGAAGTAAAGATCCTCCAGTGACGAAAAGAGCACCAGCAGTAGCACCTCCATTCAAAACAGAAGCACCACTAATAGTCATGTCACCTTGAAGCAAAGATCCTCCAGTAACAAACAGAGATCCTGCTGTAACTTCACCGTGAAGAATAGAACCTCCTGTTACAAACAAAGTACCAATGGTTGCAGAATTCAATTCTGCATTATCCATACTAACACTAGCAACTAACAAGTCGGTAACTGCTAAATTAGCAATTGTTGCATTTCCACTTACATGAAATGTACCAGTAGAAATAGATTCATTTGCATAAAGACTTTTTAGTCTAACATCGGCATAATTGTCAAAGTTTTCTAATTGATAGTCTGGGTCAGTTGCATCTGCAACATAGGCAAAACGGTATTCATCTTGGGTTTCGGCATAATATTGAGCAACATAACTTTTGTTAAACAAATCAAAAGATCCGATTCCCTCATCTCCTAAAGTGATAGTGTTACCAGCTGTTGCAAGAAGAGCTTCACGATTACCAGATGTATAACTAAGAATTTGAGCGTGATTACCTCCACTAACTCTTACCCACCAACCTCTGTAATAATCATCGGTTTGATCAAAACCTACTGGTAATGTAATAATAGATGTACCAATAGTTGCAGTAGAACCACTTGTAGTAGAAACTTCACCAGTGACATCTGTACCATGACGGTGAATCAATAAACCACCATCACCACTACCAGCAGGTCCTGCATTAATAACAAGAGTATTATCTTCTACATTAATAGTTTGTGTGTTTACATAAGTATAAGTTCCTTGTACAAAAAGATTTCCCAAAATTGTAGTATCTCCTCCAACGTGAAGACTCTTTGCAATTCCTACACCTCCATCTACAATTAAAGCACCACTATTTATACCACTGCTATCTGTTGTATTGTAAATATGTTGAATACCCCCTACACTAACATCTTTTTGTACAGCCATACCACCAGACAAAACAAATCCTCCTGATGATGTACTAGTACTTTGATATGTAGCATTGATACTTAAACCACCGTAAAGAACAAAAGCTCCTGTACTAGCGTTGAGCGATTGTGTAGTATCAAATATAACAATAGGTTGCTCAAAAAACATAGGTGAAAAGTTCGACATTGTATTTTATTATACATTTTATCAATAATAAAATAACATATTTTAAACGAATTAGTATTTTTTTTAAACGTAATATTGTGTTTAAAAATAAATTGATTTTTAATTATACATTAATAGAATTATGCAAAGATTTAAAACAAATAACGTAAATGATACGGAACTTGTATACTCTATATTAAGAGAACAATATCCAACTCGTCAAATTGAAATAGAGTTTAATGATAATACAAAAGAATATTTTATTAATGTAACAAATAAACCATACAAACAAGATCCAGAAGTTCCAATCGATCTCGATATTAAAGTTGTATATGGCGATTCAGTAACTGGTGATACTCCTCTTCTTTTAAAGAAGAATGATTTAGTTTACATAGAAACTATTAGTAGTATTTTTGACGAATCAAACCATCAGGAATATCCAGGATTTAAGATTTTTGATAAAACTGTTAGATTAGAAAAAGAATATTCTACATCTGATTATCAGATTTGGACAGATGTTGGATGGGTTAATATTAAAAGAGTAATAAGACATAAATGTGATAAAAAAATATATAATATATTAACTCATACTGGTTATGTTAGTGTTACTGAAGATCATTCATTGATAAATGAATCTGGTAATATTATAAAACCAAACGAATGTAATTTAGATACTTGTCTATTAACAAAATATCCAGATGAATTTACTAGTAATTATAGTGGTATATCTGTAGACAAAGCTTATATTTATGGATTTTTTTATGCAGATGGAAGTTGTGATAAATATGAATGTAGTTGGGCATTAAATAATTCAGATTTGGATTTACTATACAAATTAAAAGATATTATGGTTAGAGTTTATCCTGAACTTACACCAGTAATTTATGATACTATCAAATCATCTGGTGTTTATAAATTAACTGTAAAAAATCAAAAAGTATTAGTTGAAGAATTTAGATCAAAGTTTTATAGCTCAGATAGATTAAAGCGAATACCAACTGAAATATTAAACAGTAATGTAGATATTATTACAAGTTTCTTTCTTGGATATTGGGCTGCTGATGGGTGTCGGAAAGATAAAGAAGCGATTGGTTGTACTCGTTTTGATAACAAGGGTCAAATCGGAACAGCAGGATTATATTATCTTATGAAACGTATTGGATATAATGTTTCTATTAATACAAGAGATGATAAATCTAATATTTACACATTAACATTGACAAATGGTGAACAAAGAAAGACTAGTAATAGAATCAAAAAAATACAGAAAAATGAAAAACTTACACAATACGTATACGATGTAGAAACTGAATGTGGAAGATTTGCAGCCGGAATAGGAGATATTATCACGAAAAATACGGACTCAGTGTTCCTAAAATTCAAGTATAACAGAGACGATTTTGAAAAGAATCGTTCAGATACATTTAGATTGGCGACGGTATGTGGTGATAACTTGACAGAAGATATTTTTAAACGTCCTCCTATTGAATTAGAATTTGAAAAAGTATTTCATCCATTTGTATTATTAACTAAAAAACGATATATTGCAAACAAATATGAAAATCCAAAAGATCCATTCCAATTAAAATGTGTAGATGCAAAAGGTATTGCTTTAACTAGAAGAGATTATTGTCCTATGGTAAAAAAATGTTACAAACAAGTTATTGATACTATTTTAAATGATAAAACTTCAACTGGAGAATTAGAAATGAAAAATGATGGTTCGAAAGATTCAGTTGAACTTAGTACAGATGTCTATAAAAAGTTTATAGATGACATTTTTAATTATAAAATTAAAATTGATGATCTTGTCGTATCTGCAATGTTGGCAAGTAGTTACAAGACAAGACCTGTTCATGTACAATTAGCTGAAAGATTAAAACAACGTAAAGAAGAAGTTCAAGTCGGTGATAGAATTCCTTATATTTATATAGAAAGCAATGATCCCAAACAACAAAAGTCTGAATTAGGTGAAGATCCAAAATATGCTGTTCAAAATAATTTAAAATATAACAGAAGTTGTTATTTAGAACAATTAGCAAAACCTCTTTTGGGATTTTATAAAATAGTATTAAAAGATCGTCAAGACTTGTTGGATCAAATTATAGATTATACGAATAATACATTAATTAAATGTGGTGGTAAATCTTTAAAACCAAGTGACTTTAAAATTGATGATTAAATTCATCTGATTGAAACCATTTTTCAAATTCTTCAATACAATGCGCTTCATTAAATATAAAATAACGTTCGCAAGGAACGTGAATTACCGAATTCATAGGGATTTCATCTAAAACTTCATTTGTAACTAATGTTGTACAAAACTCTCCAATAAAACGTTTATTTTTTGAATTCATTTTATGAGTATATTTGATAAAATCTTTACCACGTCTCCAAAAATAAACTTCTGTTAATGCATTTTCACTAATTGGTTTATTTAAATGTATACTTTGTACAAATTTATCATTTGTTGTAATATAATGAAATTTGTTATTTCCATATGGATTAAATGATATAATTTGTAATAATGCTGTTTCTTGTAACAAAAAATCAGTTATTAAATCTTCAACATTCCATTTTAACCATTGATTATCATTTACAACAATTAATGGATGATCATCATTGATATATTTTTCAGCTAAAAGTATAGAACAAGCATTCCCTTCTGTTTTGTGTTCTGATTTTATTATTGTACAATTTGGAAACATTGATTGTAAAACTATATCTATTTTATGAATACGACATAAATGTTCTCTTATTATGAAAATATAATTTGCATCTATTTGTAAATTACTAGCAATCCAAGTATAAAAAGGTTTATTCATAACAGTTATTAAATTTCTCTCTAATCTATAAAAACTTGTTAAAAACCGAGTATTATCACCCATTATTGGTATAACAATGTTTATTGATTTCTGAAATAATGTTTTTTTACCAATTCCTATATTTTGACTTTTATAATATTGTATACATTCTAATATAGATTCTATATTATAATAATTTAAATAACAAATTTGTATATTACATTTCTGAGCAGCTTTAATATTGTTATATTCATTGTCTATTAATAAAATTTGTGATATAGAGTACCCCATTTCAATAGCTGTTTTTATAATATCAAAGTAATAGTCTGTAATTGTTATGATATTATTTGTATTTGGAGTTTTTATGTAATCCTTACATTCCAAAGTTTGTAAATCACGGTTTAATTCTTTAACAGATGATGATCCAATACCAAATAAATAATAACCTCTAGAATGCAACTCTGAAGATATATACTTTAATTGCTCTTTACAAGAAAAATTCGATATATTAATCGCAATAATTTTTATCATATAAAATTAGAATTAAAATAAAATTATAAAATGTTTATTTTATTTTAATATGATATAAAATGAGTATAAAACGAGCATTTTTATGTGGTATTAATTATACTGGAAGTTCACAACCTTTGAATGGGTGTATTAATGATATTAAAAACATTAATAATTTTATAGTAAAAAATTGTGGATATAATTCATCTAACATAAAAATTATAACTGATGAAGCAAATATGCCTACAAAACCAACAAAACAAAATATGGAAGCTGGATTTTCTTGGTTAATTAAGGATTGCAAAGCAGGAGATACATTATTATTTTATTATTCTGGACACGGTGCTACTTTGCGGGATAGATCAGGTGATGAGTCTGATGGCTTAGATAATGTACTAGTTCCTTTGGATTATGAAAAAAATGGTGTTATAACTGATGATTGGATTTTTACAAATGTTATTTCCAAGTTACCAGCAGGTGTAACTCTTTGGGCATTTACAGATTGTTGTCATAGCGGTACAATGTTAGATTTGCAATTTAATTTACAAGCCAAATGTGTTTATAAAGGTCCAAGTTTTAAAAATGGCATCGTGTATAAAGAAGCTGATTGGACTAACCAATATATTATGAATAACGAAAATAGTAAACCAACTGTTGCAGATGTATATTTATTTTCTGGATGTTTAGATCCTCAAACAGCAGCTGATGCAACTATTCGAAATCAATCACAAGGTGCATTTACATCTTGTTTTTTAGAATTTTTGAATAGAAATATAGTAAAAAATTCAAAAGGAGTTCCTATATTGAATAATACAATTAAAATATGTGATGTATTAAAAGAAATAAATTGTAGATTAATAATATCTGGATTTGAACAAAGATCTCAATTATCAATGGGAAAAATACAAGATTTTAATAAAAAATTTTACTTGTAAAGATATAATTAATAAATTCTAATTAATAAATTCTAATTAATAAATTCTAATTAATAAATTCTAATTAATAAATTCTAATTAATAAATTCTTAAATTAATTTTATTAGTTAATATTAAATGAAAAAGAATAGAACAACTCCAATTAAACGTGCATTTCTATGTGGTATTAATTATACTGGTACAGAAAATCAATTAAATGGATGTGTCAATGATATCGCAAATATCAATAATTTTTTAGTTCAAAAATGTAATTTTAGTCCAGCAAACATATTAATTCTTACAGATAATCCAAAATTCGGTAAGGGTTCACCTACTAGAATGAGTATAGCAAATACATTTTATCAATTTATAAGAGATTGTATACCAGGTGATGTATTAGTATTTTATTATTCTGGTCACGGTGCTAATTTAAGAGATAGATCAGGAGACGAATCTGATGGTGTTGACGGTGTAATAGTTCCTTTAGATTATGATAAACTGGGTGTTATAACCGATGATTGGATTTTTAAAAATGTAGTAACACCTTTACCAGTAGGTGTAACTCTTTGGGCATTCACAGATTGTTGTCATAGTGGTACCATGTTGGATTTACAATTTAATTTACAGGATAATTGTGTTTATAAAGGAAATGACGATTTAAAAGACGAATATATTCCTGACGAATGGAGTAATCAATATACTATAATTAGGGAAAAATCCAAGGAAACAAAAGCTGATGTATATTTATTTTCTGGTTGTTTAGATCCTCAAACCGCACTTGATATTACTATACGAAACAAAGCACAGGGAGCATTTACATCTTGCCTTTTAGAAATGTTTAATAAAATGTGTGTAAATACAGAAGCTGGATACATTATTTTTAAACCAAATAATCTAAAAATTATTGATATGTTAAAAGAATTAAATTGTAGATTAACAATCGGTGGTTTCGAACAACGTTGTCAATTATCTATGGGTAAATTTTTGGATGTAAATAAATTATTTTTATTGTAAATAATAATAAATAATAAATAATAATAAATAATAATAAATAATAATATATAATATAAATATATTATGATATACAAGTTACCACCTGAAGTATGGATACAAATAATTATGAAAAATACACCAGAAGAATTATCAAATTTTTGTTATCAAAATCGGTCATTTTACAATTTGTGTAAATCAAATAGTAATTATATATATAAGAGCTATTTAAAAAAATATAGAGTAAAATATGATGATCCAAATAATTTCATATACGTTATTAATAATACGACACCAGAACAATACATAATAAATGGTAGATGGAATTATAAAGGTTTGTTACAATTATATATGAAATTCTTTAATAAAGAAATTATACATTGCGAAGATAAAGAGATAACATCATTTCCTATATATCCAAATATGTTACAATTCCACGGAAATAACAATGAATTAACTAATTTTCCTATACAACCAAAAATGACTCACTTTTACGCAGATAATAACAGATTACTCTTTTTACCACCCCAACCAAAAATTATAGTATGTAGTACTTTTAATAATCCAATTGATGTATGTGAACAATCTAATTTAAGACGCGTTGTATCATCTTTAAGACCACGTATTTATCAAACTTTTGGAAGTGACGACGAAGAAGAAAGTGAAGACGACGATGAAGAAAGCGAAGAAGACGATGAAGAAAGCGAAGAAGACGATGAAGAAAGTGAAGACGACGATGAAGAAAGTGAAGAAGAAAGCGAAGAAGACGATGAAGAAGACGATGAAGAAGACGATGAAGAAGACGATGAAGAAAGTGAAGAGGATGATGTAAAAAAGTTATTTTTTCTTTATGGTGGTTGGCCGAATTATGATTTTGATGATGACACAAAAGATAATATAGATAAAGATTCTAATAAATATATATTACCAAATGAAATTTGGATACAAATAATAATGAAAAATACACCATATGAATTAAAGTCTTTTTGTTCACAAAATAGATCATTTTACAACATGTGTAAAGCGAATAGTAGTTATATATACAAGAGTTATTTGGAAAAATACAAGGTTGAATATCAGGATCCAGGTAATTTTATATATGTAATTAATAATACGACACCTGAACAATATAAAATAAATAATAGATGGGACTATAAGGGTTTATATAAATTGTACATGAAATATTTTAATAATGAAACTATAGATTATAGTACACCTTTGGATATAAGTGATCTATCAGTTTCAGGAAATATGACATCATTCCCGATATATCCTAATATGAAGAATTTTATAGGACGAAATAATAAATTAACAAAATTTCCAGTTCAACCACGAATGGAAGTATTTTCTGGAGATTATAATAAATTAAAATCATTTCCAATTCAACCAGAAATGAAAGAGTTTTATGGTAATGCCAATCTTTTAGAAACTTTTCCAATTCAACCAAAAATGATCAAATTTTATGGTAGTGCCAATAAACTGAAAAAATTTCCAGTTCAGCCACTAATGGAGATTTTTATTGGTGATTATAATCAGTTACAGTGTTTTCCTGTACAACCAAAAATGCGTATATGTAGTGGTGATCGTAATCCAGTAAAAATATGTGATCAAATGTCATCGACATCTTGTTTGATATTATAAATTATATAATTATCAAAAATGGTATATTCATAACCCGTTTCTTTTAAAAATAGTGTATAATCTTGGTTATCAATATTTTCTGTGTTTTTTGGATCTATATCAAGTTTAACAAATAATATTGGTTTATTTTTAGAAATTGTATTTTTACCACCTAGTAAAACATTTTGAATATTGCTTTTATGCATATGAATAATACCTATATTGTCATAATTTAAATAATCTAATGTAAAATTATCAATTGAATCAATATTTGAAGTTATATTAGAGATTGTTGCATTAAAAAATTTAATTTTTTCATTTATATTATTATATATAAATATATCTTTATACATTTTTGCTGTTTCTAATTTTGTTGTAAAACTTTTAATGTAACAAGAACTTTCTAATAGTAATAATATCAAACTAAATAAACAACTATCATTTTCTATATCTATAATCGTTTTACCAAAAAGAGATCCTTTATGGATTTGTAACGTGTTAAAAATGTTTTTATACAAATCAATATCAAATAATACATTTGAATTTGTATTTTCTATTTTATATTGTCCAATTGAATGATAATTGCTTTTACCCATTAATACATCAAATACAATATTATTTCTATAATGTATATCATTTCTAATTATTTGTAATTCGTGTTTATAATTAGAATTTTCACCTGATTCTATTTTTGATATAATATCATTTGTATTATTATATGTGATTATCCCCGTATTTATTTTATAAATATTTGCAATGTCATTTGGCATAATAAGATGTAAATTATTATCAAACGCAAATTGTATAGATCCAGACCAACTAGATTCTGTAAATTTTGATTTTTTTGGTGGAACAAATAATAAATACCGAATGTTAAATAGATTTATATCAGATACTATATCAAATGTTGGTAAATTTAATGATGCATAGACATATTCCATATTGTTTTGTATTAATTCCATTAGTTCCTTTGATGCTTCGTTTGTATATACAATTAATATGTAACGTTTTGTTTTAAGTAAATCGTTTAATAAATTAATATCTTTATTATTTTCAAAAAAAGATCCAATCGTCATTAAAATAGTTAATCCTTGATCTTTTAATCGTTTAATGTGATCCAAAGTATTTTGATCTTTTTTTATTTTATCTTTGTTTTCGATAACTATATCTGTATCTGTTACCAGATTTTGCGTAATATCATTTTTAATAGGTAACATAAATTTATTTGATAATAAAGGTGTCAATGCAAAATATTCAATATTAAAATTTTTGAAACTCTCAATGTGTTTCGGACTATGTGCTATAAATATTAGTTGATCTTTGTATGGCAATAATAATTTAAAATGGAAAATATTATCATAAGATATTACAAAAATTTTTTCACATATATTATTGACCATATCTGGTATATAATTATCTAAATCACGGATTTCAATGTCGTATCTCTTTTTATACAATATTTTATTGTTATAACGATCATAAGTATTATATAATATTAAATGACGTTGGGGTTCACGCCGTTTGATTAATTCAAATAAAAAATCTAAAACTTCAGAGTGAAAGTCTTCTTGTAGAAATCCATATGGTTTCATAGTTATTAATAAAGATGAATAAAAATTATAGAAATAAGCGAGGAATATATTTGTAATGTAATTGAAAATTTTTTGTGATTTTAGAATTTATACAAAAAAGCCAATCAAATGCGACTTGCATTTCTTGAAAAATTAAATTTTATATAAATAATAAAATTATTGTATTATATATATAAGCAGTATTAGTGAAAGTATGAGCAGTATTAATGAAAGTATGAGCAGTATTAGTGAAAATATGAGTAGTATTAATGAAAGTATATGTTTTCGAAGAGACGATTTTAATTTATATGCTTTTTTGTTATTTTGTATAATCGTATTTTTAGTTTTTGTTTTAAAAAATAATCGTGAAAATTTTTCACAAATAAATTTATATAAACATCAAACTAATCAAGAATTATTAAAAACAATTGAAAAGTTACAAAATGATATATATAAATGTGAAATATCTAAACAAAAATGTTTTGGAGATTTACAACAATTAAAAAACAATCAACCTAACCAAGATACTAGATTATTAAACAAAATATATAATCCATTAGTTCAACCTGGTAGAATTTATCCACAAGGCAGATTTAATGTATCTGGAAGTGATAATTTCCAACAATTAGGTTTTGTTTTCAATGGAAATGAAAGATATCCATTATTTGGACGTCCGAAATATAAAGGTCGTAGTGATCGTTATGATTATTATATAATAGACGAATCTAGAAATAGATTAAAAATACCATTTAAATCAAAAAATGATAATGAAGTGTTTGATGGCGATACAATAAAAGTGTTAGATACGGATTATCAAGTAAAAATATATGATTACGATGAATATCGTTATGACCCTGATGTATTTTAAATTTCATTTAATTAAAATAAAAATTTTTAATTAAGTATATATATATAAAATAAGTTAAAAAGGGGGGGTCATATTTGTATTTTAATTAAATGTTCCAGATAAAATTAAATCGCTTTTATTATTCATAGTATAAAATATATACAATGTATCATATTCGGATAATTCTTGTACTTTGTTATTTGAAACAAATGATAATTTATATATACCATCTCCGTCCTTTTTGAGATTACCAATATGAAGATCTTTATTTGTTTTAGTGTTATGTAGTACAACATCGTATTTTTGATCTACTTTTTCAGAGTCAAATATGTTTCCATCTAAAACATAAAGATTACTATCAATATCTAATCTATATACAATTTGATCATTTTTAGAGAAAATGTAACGCTGAGCTTTACCAAAAAGAATAGTGTTATTTTTTGGATCTAATAATGGTATACTTTGATATCGGGCATCTCTTGATAGTTTGAAGGAATAAAAAGAATCATTAGAAAATGGTTCGTTAGAAATGTTGTTAAATTCTTCTCGTAAAGATTTACATAGACACTTATTTCCTGTACATTTGCACATACCCATATTTTTTATATTAACTGGATCATAACTAATATCATAATCTCTAACAGGAAAGAATAAGGAATTAAAACAAGATAAAAATAAACACAATAATAGAATTGTAAGAGACATATTGAATATCATCTTTAAATTTAATTTAATACACTCGGAATCTGTTAAGCTTGTACTTGTTGTTCTTGATGACATTATATAATTATAATATATAAAAAAAGTTTAATAAATAAGTTAAAATATCATCACAATCCAATTTAACGTTGTAAATGTTCTTTTTAATCAAACTTTGATTTATATATATTCCCATAAAAACCCACAATATTCTTTTTTAGAATTTATATATTTTCGAATAGTTTGACGACACAATCCGTGTTGTCTATATACTTCTTGCATTGAATTATATATAAATTGCTCTTTTGTTAATAGATTTGTTTGTTTAATTCTTACAGCATTTGATGATACATATTTATCATTTTTGAATTTTTCATAATTATTTACAAGTTCTTTGCATTCAGATTCTTTTATATAATAGAAACCATTGTGTATAATTTTATCATTGATTATTTTTGTTAATGGTTTATGAGACAAGTTTAATAATGATAATAGTTCTTTTTTAGTTTTGTAAATTTCAACTATTAATGTTTTATCTTGATTCAATTTTATAATTCGTTCAACTGGATTACCACATTTTGTAATTTTCACTGTAGGTTTTATTTCTTTACCGTGATAATTCCATCTATAATTTCTATAAATATTATTTTTTACTATACTTTTATATAATTGACTATATTCATATTTTTCTTCTTTATGAGAATTGATTACTGCACCAATAGATTCATATGTTTCCAATACAAGTAATGTTTCTGGATGTATTTTATCAACACTTTTTGCTTTCATTAATCTTTTACAAGACAACGTATCATCATTTTTGATGAAATTAATATTATCGATATCTTTATTATTTGTATCGTTTGTATCTTTTTCATCGTCGTTTGCATTAATGTTGTTTAATGAATTAAACTTAATATTTGATAATTTCTCAATGTCTTGTAAACTATAACGTTTTTCTTTTATTAGAAAAGATAAAAAGTCAATTCTTTTAGATTCTAGTTGTTGTTCAGGAGATAATGTTACTACTTGTTTGATATAATTTTTGATAATTTCTATTAAATGCGTATATGTAAAACTGTTTGATAATTGTAAAACTTCACGTGGATTGTTATTTTTATGAATAGGTTTATTATATAAATTTTTAGTAATTACATTGTCTTTTAATATCGATTCTTCTACATCTCTGAAATTATCACTTTCATATATATCTAAAAATGTACATTTACCATATTCTCTTTTAAGACTTTGTAACCTATCTTCTATATTTTTTGAAGAACCTATTTTAATTAAATTATCGTGTATTTCTGCAACGTATATGCATTTTTTATATTTAAATTTATCTATTAGGAAATCATGTTTTTCTATCTTTTTATTATGTGCGTTATTCAAAATAATATTGTTTTTTTCTTCGATATCTTGTTGTTTTTTTTGTAATAGTGATTTTTGATTTTCAATTTCTTCTTTAATAATTTTATTGTATATATTTTCTAACTTTACATAATACTTTCTAATTTCCTTTGCTTTTTGTGTTTTTACTAACATACACATATTTTTAAATGTATCTACATTTAACATTATTTGTTCCTTATTATGACCACCGTGTGAAATTTGCTTACCTTTAGGGGTAAGCAGGATTTTATAGTCTTCATCTTTAATAAAATTGTTTTCAAGTGTTGTTTTTGCATTTTTCTTATGAGCAAATCCAACTAGTTTTACCAATGTGTCTAAATTAATTGGATAATCATTTGTTGGGTGATAATTCATATAAACATATAGATTAGCAATATACCATCGGCTTTCTTGTTGTGTGAATTCTTCGTTTAGAATTTCTACCATTTTACATTGACAATTTGAAGTTAATGTTTTATTATTCTGAATAAGTTCATTAAAATCAACACTTTCAGGTTTTATAATTTGGTCCATTTAATTATATTTTTATAAGATATTTTTAAATAGAGTTTTAAACTTAACTTTAAAAGTCATCACAATCAAATTCTATTTTACGTTCTTCTTCTGTTGTTCCTACGTTTGATCTTTGATAATTTGTTACGACATTTTCAAAGAAATTTACCTTTTCATTTAGACTGATCATTTCCATAAATGGGAATGGATTAGCAGTTCCGTATAATTTATCATATCCTAGTAGGACTAACCATCTATCTGCAACCATTTCAATATATTGACTCATTAATTTTTCATTCATTCCGATGAGAGATACTGGTAGACTTTCTGTAATGAATTCTCTTTCGATTTCTACAGCTTCTTTAAAAATAGAGTGAACTGTGGTTTGATCCAAACGATTTTCTAACATTTTATAAAGCTCGATAGTCATCTCCGCGTGTAAATTTTCGTCTCTACTGATAAATTGATTTGCAGTACTTAGTCCTGGCATAAGTCCACGGCTTTTGAGCCAATAAATGGCACAGAAACTACCAGAAAAGAAAATCCCCTCGACACATATGAAAGCTAAAAGTCTTTGTGCAAAACTTGGTCTCTCATTGGTAATAAATTGCAAAGCCTCAATTATTTTAGGATTAAGTTGTTGATCTTGATATTCGTCAGATCGCTCTAAAAATTTTAGCCATCCCATATGTTCGTCAGGGATCATTTGTTGTAAAGAACTACCTTCTTGGATCCATCTAATGGCCCATTCTGCTTTACGTTTAACAGCTGGAATAGTTTCAACAGCATTAAAAAGTTTAGTTTTTTCTTCAGTGTTGGAAATATATGTATCAATTAATAAACTATAAGTTTCTCCATGGATTGCTTCAATCATCATTTGTACAGAATAAAATTGTCTAGCTTCTGGTATTTGTACTTCATTATAAAAGTTTACAACTAAATTTTCATTTACAATACCATCACTTGCTGCAAAAAATGCTAAAATATTTTTGATAAAATAACGTTCGTTATCGTTTAATTTGGAATTCCAATCAACTAAATCATCTGTTAATTTTATTTCTTCAGCTGTCCAGAATGTTGATAAATGTTGTTTATAAAAAGTCCACAAATTATGATATTTTATTGGAAATACTGTATAACGAGAATTACTTTGATCTTTTATGATTGATTCCATTTTACTTATTGTACTAATTGTTTCTAATATTTTTTATTTTTTTTTAATAATTTTTTTATAAAATTAAAATGAACATTTTGTTTTTTTTATTTATTTTTATATAATATATGGTGTTTTTGGCATTAAAAGTCATTGGATATTATGGACATTATAATTTTGGAGATGAACAATATAAATTATCTATAAAAAGTATTTTTCAGGAATACATAACTGATATTATTTATTCTATAGACTTTATCGATTGTGATCATATATCTGAATATTGTTTTTTACAAGATGATATAATAATAATAGGTGGTGGTGATATATTAAATTCTTATTTTATGGATAAAATAAACAAAACATTCAAGGATAAATCAAATATAATAATTGGATTATCTGTAGGTTTACCATATACATCTGTATTGATAGATAGTTCTAAATTAAAAATAATAGATTATATATTTCTCAGAACTACAGTAGATATAGATATATTTAAGCGTTATTTTTATGATGATCGAATTTTCTATATACCAGATTTGTCTTATGTTTTAACTAAAGGTTATACATTTACAAAGTATTTAATAGATAAGCATACTGACATTTTAGAAAGCGATGATGATATGGAATTAAAAAAGTATTCCAAGTTTATAAAAACTTGCAAAAATGAGCAAATATATATATTGACAGAACAATATTTGCAATATAAACAAAAAATAAATGATGTAAAGAAAACAAGAAAAATAATGGGTATCTGTTTATCACGACATTTTTATAATAAACAATACTTGAATGAATATAATAATGTTGTGAATGGTTTAATAAGTTTTATAAAGGGGATGATTATTGAAAAATATCATATTGTATTTATCCCATTCAACACATCTACCATAAATACAAATGAAAATGATATCGTATTTGCAAATGACATAGTAAATTTATTAGATCAAGGTGATTTTACTAATATAAATATTACATTGAATCACGATGAAATGAATGATGTTATTTGTATGCTTGATATATGTATTCCTATGAGATTTCATTCTGTTTTATATTGTATATATAATTTGATACCTTTTGTTTCGGTATATTCAACTAGAAAAATACATAATTTACTTGATGAAATTGATTGGGACTTTACATATAAATTACAATTAAATGAAAAATTGGTACCAATAGATTTAAATTCAGATATTTTAAAAGATACTGTAAATAATTTAATAAATTTTTGTGAAATTAGACAAAATATTTATCACAAGTTATTGCATATTAATATAAATTTTTTTGGAACGATGTTTTTTAAAAATATTCAAAAGTTAATTGACGTTATCTGTTTAAAAAAAACTTCAAAGAATTTCAAGGTAGGTTTTGATTATAGTAATATAGACAATATGATTGAAAATACATATGATACAGTTATAAACTATGCAAACTCGCAAGGATATGATTATTATCGTGACATTGATAATGTTCATAAGCAAACAATATTAGCAAGTATTATATCTTATAATTTAATAGGTTTAATAGATTCTGAATATAATTATGGTATGCGAGAAAAAATATTCAATAAAACTATAGATTATAATCATATAAAAGAGTGGAAATGGATAATAAATGATTATGTAAATAAAAGGAGGAGAAAGTTATCTAATAACCCAAATGGGTTTTTTAATATGGATTATATAGATCAAATCGATTATTCTGGTGCTCATAGATCTGGATGGCAATATGTATACGAACATATAGAATATCTTCATAATTCCGAGTCGGATGTTTTATTAGATTTATACATAGATAGGACATTTCATTGGAATAGAGATATTAATAAAACGTTAAATATTATACCATATAAAAATAGTTGGATGGGTTTTATTCATCATACATTTGATACATCATTTAGTGATTATAATTGTCATAGTTTATTACAATGTTCAGAATTTATAGAATCTTTAAAAACGTGCAAAGCATTGTTTGTATTATCTGATTATTTAAAAAAACAATTTGAAATAGAATTTGAAAAAATGAATATTAATAATGTAAAAATATTTGTACTAGTTCACCCAACTGAAATAAACGTAGAAAAATTCAAATACAAGAATTTTTTCAATAACCCTAACAAAAAAATAGTTCATATTGGTGGATGGTTAAGAAATGTATATTCTTTTTATAATTTGGTTTTACCAGATGTAACAAGTTTTAAATATGGTTTGTTTTTAGGAAATCTTTGTTGTACTTTATATAAACAGAAATTTGATAAAATTACAAAATATGCTTTACGTGGTAAAAATATGAATAATTATTACCCTTTGGAACATTTGATTGAAAATGTACGTTCTGCTTTGGAAACAACAGATGTAAAAGCTAGAAATATTAAAATTATAAATCAAAACATTAGTCAAAACATTAGTCAAAACATTAGTCAAAACATTAGTCAAAACATTAGTCAAAACATTAGTCAAAACATTAGTCAAAACATTAGTCAAAACATTAGTCAAAATAATGAAAATGGTGGAAGTATAAATTGTGATAATATCTATAACAATTGGAGTAAACATTTTTATGAAGATTTTAATGATAAAATATCTAGTGTAAATTTTATAGAGTATTTAAATAATGATGATTATGATAAGTTAATGTCAGAAAATATAGTTTTTATAAATCTAGTTGACGCATCAGCTGTTAATACGATAATTGAATGTATAGTAAGAAATACTCCTATTATAGTAAATAATCATCCAGCAGTAGTTGAACTTTTAGGAAATAAATATCCTTTATATTTTCGTAATACTAATTATGAAATGATTAATGTGGAAATTAATAAGATATTATTAGATGATAAACTATTACGTAAGGGTTATAAATATTTGAAAAAAATGGATAAACGGCGTTTTAGTATTGGTTATTTTGTTAATAATTTTGAAAATGTTTTAAGAAAAATAACTTTATAATTTTTCTATAAGAAAAAGACAACATCCATTCCAAAAACCACCTTCACCTAATGGAAATAAAATTTCTTTTTTATAAATTATATTTGCATTCATTTTTTCTAAAGCTATTAAAGTATTCTTTTGTACGGATTCCCAATTCCAATCATCTATAATAATAAGTGATTTTTTATCAAGGTATGGCCAAAAATTTATTATAGCTAATTGATGAGATGATTCGTCATGAGAACCATCGTATATAAAAATATTATAGGGTGCGTATAATAATTGTTTTGTTAAATTGAAACAATTTTCACTTATGATTTGTATATTATTTAAACGATCTTTATCTATATATTTTGATAAATTCTTAGTAAATGTATATTTTGATCCAGAAAATTCTGACCAATTATCTATTATAGTTGCGTTCAATATATTTTTATAAAGTGAAGAAATAGTAGATGCACCTTGGTAACAGCCAATTTCTAGATAATTACTATTAGGTAATGAACACAAGTTATTATATAAATGTCTTGTCATTATACCACACATACCATTTATTTTTAGTACAGAATTAGAACATTTACTTTTATGTTCAAGTGCGTTCATAATACAATTTTCAATAAATGTTTTGTTCATTTTTTTTTTTAGATATATATATCATCTAAATTAATGATAAATTAATTTCTATGTAATTAGTATAAAAATGTCTTATAACGTTGATGCTCAAGTTTTTGAAACACAAATTGTTATTCAAAACAATTCTGAACCAGCAGGTGCCACAAGTGGTTCCATTATTAATTCTGGTACTCTTAGTACATTAGATACTTATGTTACTGGTCATACAACTATTAATGATGTAAAAATTACACCTAATAAAAATGATATTATATTTGAACAACAAGCTACTTTAACAAATAATACAAATAGTTTTACTGATATTACAGGATTTGAATTTGATGATTCTGTTTGTAATTCTTTTAAAGCAATTATAAATGTAACAGTTTCGGCTGCACAATCTAAACTTGCTATTTGGGAAATAGTTGGTTTATATAAACCTGAAGGATGGGTGATAACATCTAGTTTTACCGGTGATTTAACTGGTGTTCAATTTAGTATTAGAAATGATGCTGGTATAGCTAAAATTCAATATACAAATAGTAATACATCTGGATCTACTGTTGTAAGATATAGAGCTACTACAACTGCTCCACCTGGTAGTACTCCTTTGGGTGTTAGTTCAGGTGTTATTGCAAATACATCTGGTCCATTTATTGCGGATAATTTAGTTTATGCAAGTTCAACTAATACTTTGGCAACAAGTGATATATCTTATACTTCTAATGTTTTAAAAGTAGGTGGGTTATCTCGTATAGTTGGAGAAAATACAAGTGCGTTCGTAAGTTTTTCTAATGGTGGTGCTTTGACATCTATGGGTGATGCATCGGTTGCTAAGAAAATGATTGTTGGGCAAAAAATAGGTATTGCTAATACATCTCCAACATATGAGATTGATGTAACTGGTGATATTAACTTTACAGGTAGTTTATTTAAGAATGGTAGTTTATATAGCGGATCAGAAATTTGGACAACAAATGGAACAAGTGTATTTTATACAACTGGTAATATTGGTTTGGGTACAAGTGCTCCATCTCATCAACTTGATGTTTCTGGAGGAATTAGATCTAGTAGTGGTGTAACAACATCTACTGTTACAGCTACAAGTGTAACATCTGGTAGTGTTTCTAGTACAAATTTGATTGGTACAAATGGAACAATTGGAACTTTGATATCAACAAATGCTAATCTAACAACAGGTACAGTTGGAACTTTGTTATCAACAAATGCTGATATCGCAACAGGTACAGTTGGAACTCTTATTTCTTCTAGTGCAACCATTACAAATGCCAGTGTAACAACAGGTACAGTTGGAACTCTTATTTCTTCTAGTGCAACCATTACAAATGCCAGTGTAACAACAGGTACAGTTGGTACTTTG